ATTGTTGTAACTTTTAGAATACTGGAGTGGTTATGGCAATATATTATGTTTCAAAAGCAGGGAATGATTCAAACGCAGGCACAGATGCAGGGGCTCCCAAGCTAACAGTAGATAGCGCCGTCGCAGCGGCCGGATCCAACGGCGACATTGTTGAAATTATTGACGAAGGGACATATGCTGAAGGCAATATGTGGAACCGCGCCAGCATCACTGTAAGGCACACTGCAAGTCATTTGGGTCGACCCGTAATCGACGGCACTGGAGGTCCAGGCGGAACCAATAATGCCTTTTGGTGTTATAACGATGGGTATACAATAATTGGCCTAGAGATTAAAGGCCAAACGGGATACGTATTTAAAGGCCCTTCCGCGACCGCCCTCACAAGAGACTTAGCCGTCAGCGGCTGTTTTATACATGATGTGACGATGTTAGGTAGTGGATTGTTAGCTAACACAGACAGCAACAATCCGATTACTTTTGATCAATGTGTGATGTTCTTTGAACCTGGCAGTGACGATGCGATCATAACCAGTGGTTATACAGAGATATCAAATTGTTTAATAACTGCGAGCAATCTGACTGCTGGCAACTCTATCATTTATGACTCAGGTAACAATTGTACTGCCAGTTTTTGTACTATTATAGATCGTGGTGGCTCGGCAACGAATCCGACTGTAATGTGTTCAAAAGTTATTAACAGCATCGTTTATTCAAATGCATCAGACGGAATCGCATCAGATGACCAAACTTATAATTTAGTGTCTGTTCCGGGAAGCGCTTTCCGCAATAAAGCAGATGATGCCCTCGCAGCAACTGGCTCTAATTATGTCGGGTCACTTTCTCAACTAGGGTTTATAGATAATACATCTATAGGATCGACAATTTCAGTAGCGGCCAACTATAATCTTCAGGCCTCGTCTTTAGCTATAGATGCTGGCACTTCTTATGATAGTATCGTTGTCGATATAACCGGCACAATACGACCACAAAACGGATCTTTTGATATCGGAGCCTTTGAGTATGTTTCATCAGATCCGGATTGGACAGAATATACAACAGAGCCAGAAAAAAAATGGACATCTGCATTTACAATAAACACTATGAAAAACCGGTCAGCCGACTATAAGTATAAGTATTCAAGTTCCAACAGACAAACACCGTTCAGTACTGCTGGACCAACAAAAATAAGAGGGAGTAAAACACCCTACAAAGCAACTAAATAAGAGAGGTATAATATGATGAGACAGCTTTTAGATCAAGGATTAAATAAACTTTTATCCAGAAAATTAATGGTATGGACAACTGCAACATACTTAATGCTATTTACTACGACACTTGCTAGTGAAGATTGGGTGGCCATATCATTAGCATATATTGGGTTAGAAGGATTAGCAGATATTGCTACTCGATGGAGACATGGAAAATGATTACATTCTTAGCAGTTAAAAAGACATTACAAAAAATTTGGGTGTGGCTCAAACATAATTGGATGGCACCATTTATTGTGGCATATACTGTTGTGTTGTGGGTGCTTTTTAGAAACAAAGACAAAGCTAAAGAAGTGTTGGAGGTTCGTGCCCAAAGCTATAAGGATCAAATTGATTCAATTAATAGAACTCATAAAGAGGAGATTGAAAAGAGGGATGAGATTTTAAAAAAGTATTCTAAAACAATAACAAGGCTCGAAGAAGAATTCGCCAAACATAACAAAGAGCTAGATGAGAAAAAGAAGAATTCTGTTAAAGAAATCGTTGAAAAGTATTATAATGATCCTGACACCTTAGCCATAATGATTGGAAAAAGGTTTGGGTTTAAATATACGGAGGAATAATGAGAGCTATTGTACCAATATTGATTGTTTGTTTGGCTTTTCCTTTTAATGTTAGGGCTGATCCGCCTTCTGATGATACACCGGAAGTTGTTATAGCTCCGGCCCCTAAAATTACAGGCATTAAAAAGGGTGAAGCCGCTCCATACACTGGAGTGTTACTTAATACTTTGGCCGCCGCCCAAGTATTCACAGAGAAAAGCTTTTTAAATGAAGAGTGCCAATTAAGAATTGATTATGCAGTACAAAAAGAAGTTGCACGAATGAATCTATTATTAAATTCTACAAAGGCCTCGTTAGATTCCGTAGAAAAAAGGTACAGCACTATTATTAAAATAAAAGACACAGAGATTGAAAGGCTTTCTAAGATTGCTCTTGAATCAAATAATAGTAATTCAGCTTGGTGGGCAGCGGGAGGAGTTATAGTGGGAATTTCCTTAACGATTGCTACTGTTTACGCTGTTGGAGAGTTAAAATAGTGGCACGAAACAGTCTCACTAAAGATCAATTATATAATTTTGTAAAAGTAAAAGGATCTCAAGTAGTTACAAACTTCAACCACGATCCTGCCAAAAATGCTAATTCCGTTATATTAAGATATGGGACCGGCAACGCCGACGATAATTCAAGTGGAAAAGTGGAGGCTGGGTCTCTTTATTATTTATGTGCTGAAACAGGGCCCAACACTCCAACCTGGACCAAGACAGATTTTACTAGTTCCCCACAGCCAGGACAGCCATGTTCAGGAATTAATACAGCTAATTATATATTAGGAATTGCTCTAGGAGAATTTGGTGAATATACCGGCACTCCTGAAGAGGTTGGAATGCTGATTCGAGGCGTTACAACCACAAGAATGATCGCGTCTTCAGCCAAGCCGGGACAGCCACTATATGTTTCCGCAGTTAATGGCGGCGCAATTTTTCCTTCTGGTTCGTTAACCAACGTTGCGCCGTCCACCAGCGGGAATATAGTTAGGCAGGTAGGATATGAGATAACATCTCAGAATTATACTGGAGGCCTGGGCTTTATGACTGTGGTATTATTTCAGCCTGAATTTGACTATACCACTGTATAATTTATGAAACTTAAAAACCTAGATAAAATAGCTAAAATAGAAAAAGCAATTGCTGAGAAGTACGGCACTGACACGATTGTTAATCCGAAGGCTTTTTGGACAGATGAGAAAGAAAAAAAGTATCTCGAAGAAATCAAAGAGTTTTATAAGGAAGAGTATAAGAAAGAACAGCAAAAAGATAAAGTTGAGAAAGACGGCTTTTTCCTTCCAAAGAATCTAATTACTAAGGAAAATAAAAGAAAGTGTTCTGTTTGCGGGATATTTTCTTTTAAGTTGAAAGATGACTTATATACTAATAAGTTTGATTGCTGCTTTAAATGCTATTTACAGCATGTTGAATTCAACGAAGAGCGATGGTCAAGCGGCTGGAGACCCAACATTGAGAATACGAAAAAATAGAAGAAAAACAGATCCAAGATCTCAAGGAGATAGATCATGAAACTGACAAAAAACAAACTTAAAAGATTAATCAAAGAAGTAATGGAAGCTGAATTTGGTGGTGGAGAAGCTGAATTTACAGGCTCCGAAGAAAAAGGTTCATCTAATATTGAATGGTATGAAAATTCTATGGACGGCGGGAAGAAGTATAGAGAAGCACAAAGAACTTCTGTAGCGGGACGCGCCGACGTATCTGCGGAAGATCGAGAATTGGTTGCTGCTGCACTCGGTGGACAATACAAAATACACGATAACGCATCTGTTAGCGATCTAATGAATTTTGGGGAGAGTTCCGACCCGAATTATTTATTGGTTCTCGGTAGAGCGGGGACGGATTTATGGTTTAAAACTGCTGATGGTAAATACGGAAAGTTGTCGACAGCAGAACAAACGCCTGGAAATGAACTAGGCGTACTTGATACTAAGCCCAATTTTGGTGGGCACATATAGGAGACAACAATGGCAACAGTATATGACATAATAAAGGGGATTAATCAAGCTGCAGCAAACGCATATGATGGATCCCACGATAAAAGATTTGTCGTCGACGGCGAAGAAAAAGTGGTTGGATTGTCTCGCGAAGATGGCTGTCCTATTAACGACTCTAGAGTAATTGATGGTTTTAAGGTTCGTATTTCCGGCCCTAAACTCATTGTCACATATCAGTCTGAGATGCCCATCAGTTCTTTTCATAACGATAAGCTAGATGACGAAATTGAACGAACTTATTCTGGTATTACAAAGTTTCTTAAGAAAGAATATAAGAAAATCACTGGCGATACATTAGCGCTTTCTGCTGATGGCCCTTGTGATATTCTTTTGCAGAATATGTCACGAGTGCGCACGTGGTGTCAAGCAAAAAAGACTTATACAATCGGCGGGATGAAGGATGTTGAGGCTGTTGGAGTTAACTCTCCTGGTACAGCAGAAGAAAATCTTAGAACAGCCGTTGAAAAGTGGCTACAAACAGGGAAACCAAAATATTCCGGAGCAAAAAAATCTAGCAATGTTAAAGTGTAATGGGGTACAAATTAACAAAGAAGGAAATGTTAAAAGAAGTGTTGCGCAGCGGCAAAGACACGCGATACTTTATAAGAAACTATGCTAAAATTCCACATCCAGGCCAGGGATTAATATCTTTCAAAACATATGATTATCAAGACGACCTTTTAGATGACTTCAACGATTATCGATTCACTGTTATATTAAAAGCACGCCAATTAGGTATATCTACAATTGTAGCTGCTTATATTGCTTGGATGCTTTTGTTCCATCGGGATAAAAATGTTCTTGTTGTCGCAACAAAACTAAACACCGCGGCAAATCTTGTGAGAAAAGTTAAAGGAATCATTAAACATTTACCAGACTGGCTAAGAATTTCTAGCATTGATGTTGATAATAAAAATTCATTTGAATTAAGCAACGGCTCTCAAGTCAAGGCATCTTCAACCTCTGGAGATGCTGGTAGATCAGAGGCTTTGTCTTTATTGGTCATTGATGAGGCAGCACACATCGATAATTTATCTGAGTTATGGACCGGCCTTTATCCTACTATTTCTACCGGTGGTCGTTGCATATCACTCTCGACTCCAAACGGCGTTGGCGACTGGTTTCATGAGACATATATAAAAGCTGAAGCTGGTCAAAATGAGTTTTATCCTATAAAATTAAATTGGGATGTGCACCCTGACAGAGATCCAGAATGGTTTGAAACTGAAACTAAAAATATGAGCAGACGTCAGATCGCTCAAGAATATCAATGTAACTTCAACACCTCTGGTGAAACTGTAATTGATGGTGAAGACATACAATTCTTGAAAAGCAAAATCCACGATCCTAAATATAGAACTGGCGTGGACAGAAATTATTGGATTTGGGAAGAGCATAAACAAGAAAACACTTATCTTTTAGTTGCAGATGTTGCACGCGGCGACGGTGCAGATTCAAGCACATTTCATATTTTTAAGCTAGAAACAATGGAAATCATTGCAGAATATCAAGGTAAAGTTACACCAGACCTGTTCTCCGATATAATTTATAATGCCGGTCGAGAGTATGGAAACGCAATGGTTGTTGTGGAAAACAATAATGTTGGCTTTGCTGTTTTGGAAAAGCTAGGTGAAAAGCAATATTCAAACGTGTATCATTCTATTAAATCATCTCATGAATATATTGATCAGTATCAAGCAGAAACCCATTCATCAGCAATCCCAGGCTTTACAACCTCTTTAAAAACTAGACCCTTAATCGTTGCTAAGTTCGAGGAATATATAAGAAATAAAATGTTGACTATTTATTCTAAACGGCTAATTAATGAGTTAGACACTTTTATTTGGAGGAATGGCAGACCCGAGGCGCAAAGAGGCTATAATGATGATTTAATTATGGCTTGTGCAATCGGCTGTTGGGTAAGAGATACGGTACTTATTGAAAATAAAAGAGACTTGGAGTATAAAAAAGCATTTTTAAATTGTATAATATCAAACAAGACTCAACTAGACACTAATATACCAGGAATGCTTAAGCCAAAACAAACTGAACTGTTTGAAAAGGCCATCGACGAGAAAAACAAAATGAAAGAATTTCTTTGGCTCTTAAAAGGATGAAATAAATGGATCCCAAAAATGTAAAAAATACTAAAAATCCCAAAAATCCAGATTCAAATTTATATAGAAGACTAACTAAGCTATTTTCGGGCCCACTGGTCAACTATCAGTCTCAGAACACAAGAAAACTAAGAAGGCGAAGATTAGACAAGTATGCCAAAACATTTAAAGATGTTGCTGGTCAGAAATTTCAAAGAGTAGGATATAATCCTTTTGATAATTTCTCTGCTTTTATGATGGGCACTCAATCGCGCCTTCAGAGATATGCGGACTTTGATCAGATGGAGTATACACCTGAAATTGCTTCCTCGCTAGACATATACGCAGACGAAATGACAACTCATACCAGTATAAAAAGAATAATTGATATCGATTGTCCCGATGAAGAGATTAAAGGTATTGTAGATGCTTTATATTTCAACGTTTTGAACATAGAGTTCAATTTGTTTGGTTGGTGTCGAACAATGTGTAAGTATGGAGATTTTTATCTCTATTTAGATATCGATGCAGACATCGGAGTCAAACAAGTTATAGGCTTACCAACAGATCAAGTAGAAAGATTGGAGGGTGAAGACAAAACTAACCCCAACTATGTACAATATCAGTGGAATTCCGGCGGCGTGACTTTCGAGAATTGGCAAATGGGCCACTTCAGGGTCTTAGGCAATGACAAGTTTGCACCATATGGTACATCAGTTCTGGACTCTGCAAGAAGAATTTGGAGACAGCTTATTCTGCTAGAAGATGCAATGATGGCTTATCGTATTGTGAGAGCGCCCGAACGACGCGTCTTCAAAATTGACGTTGGAAATATCCCACCTCAAGACGTTGAACAATATATGCAACGTGTTATAACTTCAATGAAACGAAATCAAATTGTTGATGCTGATACTGGCCGCGTCGATTTGCGTTATAATCCTTTAAGCGTTGAAGAAGATTATTTTATTCCAGTTCGCGGCGGCATTGGAACTGAAATTGTAAATTTACCAGGCGGCACATATACTGGAGACATTGAGGACGTTAAGTATTTAAGAGACAAGCTTTTTTCCGCTCTTAAAGTACCTGCATCTTATCTTTCCCGCGGCGACGGTGCGGACGAGGACAAAGCCACGCTAGCGCAGAAGGATATTCGATTTGCTAGAACAATTATGCGCCTTCAGAGATCGGTCACGACAGAATTAGAAAAGATTGGAATTATTCACCTTTATACTTTAGGTTATCGCGGTGATGATTTGTTATCATTTAAAATTAAATTAAACAATCCTTCTAAAATTTC